CCAGATCGAGTCTGGAATACCGCTGGCTTCGTCGAAGATTAGCATCACACCATCTTCGTTGTGCAAGCCGGCATAAGCATCTGGGTTTTCTTCAGACCATAAACGCCCTTCGACCGACCAATAACGCGTACCCTTCTTCATTTCTCGCTCAACGATTTCGGTAAGCCACTTAGCAGGCATAATGCGGGTAGCTGCAATTTCGTACCAATGGCTGTTTAGCGTCATAGCTAACCACTTAGTGATTTCGGCCCAAGTAACAGAACGTAGCTGGGCTTCGGAGTTAGCCGACACAATCACAGAACCGCCTATGCGGGTGGACATCATCCATATCACCAGCCAGCTTACGAGGGCCGACTTACCGATACCGCGTCCAGAAGCGACAGCCATACGGAACGTGTCAAAGTCTATTTTGCCATCGTTCTCTTTGATGTGGTCGCGGATAGATTGCAGGATGGCCCGCTGCCATTTGCGCGGTCCAGCGTGTTTTTCCAGCGGGGTGCCTTGTTCGCCCCAAGGAAAAGCGAGAAGCACAAACGCTAACGGATCATCCTTGATCGACGGCGACCATAACCTCGCCATCAGCTCTACTTCGTCCTGCGCGCTGTATATCGGCTGCTGCATCTGATGTCCTGTTCTCTAGTGCGGGTGTAACGTCGGTGTACAACCCATCAATGACGCGCTGTTGCGCTTTCTCCAAGGCAGCAATTACGCTGATTTGACCATCTACATTTACATCAATTTGTTGTTTGCTCACCCAGCCGTGCTGATGCTTGAGTATCTCCAGCGCAGCCTTGCTGTCGCCATCACGCGCCGCTTCATACATCGTCTTAGCCGCTGTGTATTCGCCGTCACTGCGACCTTTGATCTCAGCCATCTCCACCAGCGGGTCTGCGTCGGCCAGCACGCGGAACTGACGCGGGGTTAGACCTGCGGCCATTGCCAGACTGTCACCCTTCAGGCCGTAGCGGGCAGCTTCATAGATTGCCTCCAGCCGCGCCTCGGTGGCTTGCGTCCGCTCTGGTGTGAATGGCAGTGAGTAGAAAGTCATTGGGCGTACTATAGTGTGTTGCAAACCATATTGCAAAAAAAAATAAAAATTGTTTGCGTACCGTGCCCGTGACAGTCACGCGGCGCTCGGCCCTGCCACCCCCACCCCCCTGCTCGACGCGTTCTGGCTTTGTTCTTACTGCTAGATTCTGGGTTGGCCTTTCCCTTTACGTCAACGTCAACGTAGCGAAAAACACATTCGGCTAGCCGGTGTGTTAGTGTGTTAACACAGCAACTAGGCGTTCTAGGTCATGACATAACAAGTCCACGACGAACTGATTGACGTTAACGTCAAGCATGAGAACAAACAGCGTAGGTGTATTACGTGACTAACACGGACTAGGCGTTCTAGGTCATCGGGTTTCAGTTGCCCAGAAATATACACGTATTAACCTATATGGTTACTTTTACTAAATCTCTGTTAAATACCAAACCATAACCCAGAACGCCTAGTTTCCTCCAAGACCCGCGCAAATGAGCCATTAATTTCTGGGTCATTTCGCCCGTTTTCACTACCCAGCAAATGACCCAGTTTTTCGCGCCATCGCCTAACTTTATCCACAGATTTATTTGCATCTAAAAACTAGGCAATTTCTGGGTCATTTCTGGGTCATTCTGGGTCATTTAGAAATTGAGATGACCCAGAGAACAGATACGGAACAGAACCAGAACCTTTTCGGACTCGAACCCTTTCCATACTAACCTACCCTCAAACCCAAATCGTGCTGTATGGGCCTTAAAATCGGTTTTAGAGGGTAGTGCAGAAATGCCACACATTTTAGTGCAAATCTGGAAAATCGACATGGCGCTATAAAATAGTGGCTTGAATATACCCTCAATCAAGTTCATTGAGGGTACTCAATCAGTAACGGAGTGAGTGACATGACATATACAATGGACATCGAAACAGCAGACGGCATCAAGCCACATGGGTTCCATCTTGGAACCGACTATACTGTAGCGCGTCAATTTGCGCTTGAAGCGTTAAAGCGTGATGGTGTCCGTAGTGTCGCTATCCGCCGCGATAAAGGTAAGCTGGTAGAAGTGTTAGACCATCGCGAATTTGACACCGATGCATACGCGCAATGGCACAATGTTGCCGACCAATTTTAATCAATCAACTGGAGTGAGAACCATGACTACATCGACAGCATCATCATTTAGCCAATACACAACGCGCGGCGAACGCAAGGTAGCGACCAAGCTAGTCCGCGCAGCATTAGCCGCTGGCTATTCTATCAGCGTCCATGACGGCGAGGAATGGACAGTCAGCCGTGCGACTAGGGCTTATGATGTCTTGGACGCATTAGCCACCACAGGCGAGGACACGTTGCAGCTTTACGATGCCGACCAGCATAGCGCGGGCTGTTTCTATCTTGTTTGGGGCAATGAAGAGAGCGGTGAGTGCCTGATCTCAGATTTTACAGCAAACAACCTTTGCGAAGACCTTTGGAAGCAAGCACTGGGGGACATGGCATGAACGACTATTGGAACCGCCCATGTGCCGCGCAGGGCCTCACTAGCTACCGCTACCAGAACGGATGCTACGGCTGGATTATGATTGGGGCAGTCGATGACGCTGACGCTATCCGCGAAGCTGGGCGCAGTAGCAGCGCCCCAATCGACCCTGCCAAGCTGCAACGCTGGAATGGCGAACAATATACCTAACACCACCGGAGCGCGGAGCAATCCGCGCCGAGGATGGCGCTAGTGCCAAATATAGGAGTGAGACACTATGACAGATATTTCATGCAACGGATGGCGCAATGCCGCCACTTGGACAGTTGGCCTATGGTTTAACGATATATGGGCAGAGATGGCAGAGGATGCGCTCAATCCAGCTATCACAGCCGACTTTTGCCGCGATATGGTGGAAGAGTATGTTCACGACCTAATCGGACGCGATAGCACCACAGCCGGTTTCATCTGGGATATGCTCGACCTTAACAGCGTCGATTGGGACGCACTGGCAGACCATCACGCACCGATAGGGGCAGACGCATGACATACGCACGACAATGCACCGCTTGCGGCGCTGGCATGAGCGAGGGCTATGTCATCGAAGGCGCAAACGAGCATTATTGCAGTGACCACTGCCTACACGAGAACGTCACGCCCGAAGACTTTGCAGAATTTTACATCGGCAACAAAGATGAGGACGACGAAATCGGCGACATTCAAATATTTTGGACTGAGTGGGAAGGGGCAGACGCATGATAGCGCACATTGCAATCATCACATTCTTTTGGGGCGTCTTCGCCCTATCCATCTACGCAATCATTAAAACAGTGAGGGAAGCATAATGCCACCATTTGACTATGAAGCCGCCGCGCAAGAGCGCCGCCAGCGCGATAAAATGCTGCGCGATGCCGCGCCTGACCTGTTGGCCGCATTAGAGCATGTTGACGATTACCTAGCGCCAGAGGGCGATGAAGAGGACCATTACAATTACATCCGCGCAATCATCAAAGGCGCTATTTCAAAAGCACAAGGAGCATAACATGACAAACGACCGCACATATTTTCGCATGATGCCGAATAGCGACTTAATCATCGCGGCGGCTGAACGATACGCCACCGACCTAGAACTTGTCCTACTGGAGCGCCTAGAGGAACTGTTAGCCGTTGAAGAGCAGCTATACGACGCAAAGCGCGAGATTGTTGAACTGAACGACCGTCTCGACCGCTGGATGGAACAAGCCAACACCCTGCAAGCGCAACTAGAGGCCCAATGATAGCGGTAATCGCTGGAGCCGCTCTATTCCTATTAACTTTACTATTGGAGGATTGACCAATGAACCAATATCAAATTGCAATCATAATGCTGTTAATATCGCAAGGCGTCACGCTGGCGTTGCTATGGGAGACCGCCAAGAACGGCGACAAATGGCGGGTATTATGGATGCGCGACAGTGCCGAATTGATATTCTGGAAACGTCACGCGACACTGCGCGACCCCGTAACGGGCAAATATGTAAAAAAGGCCAAGCGCACATGATAGACCATGCCGTTCGCAAGCGCATCCTGCACTTATGCGCCTACATAACCGACAAAACGGCGGTGATGCATCATGTGAACCGTGAGTTCGATATGCGCCTGACCGTCAAAGACATTGACTGGGTGTTATCGCGCAAGGGCCGCGAACGCCCACGGCGCACTGACCTAGCGCCGATGATACCGTCACCGCTAATCGTGACGCATAACCGCAAAGGATATGACGACTTAGCCCTTGCGCTGTTCAAATACCATGCAGCGCGGTCCTATGGGCCTGAGCAAGTCTATTGGCTGGATAGGCTGAACGACAAGCGCGCCAAACCAGCAACAACATTGGAGATATAAGACCATGATAAAGCCACAGCAAGCCGCCCCTATGGGGCGCAAACATCGCATATCGTCCGACAGCGCATGGCCGCTGCGCGGACTAGATGGTAAGACATTCGCCGAACGCCGAGCGATGCGTGAAAAGGAGCAAAGCAAATGAGCCGACCAATGTTTTACCCTATGGGGACGCTGGAAATTGGCGAAGTCGCCACCATGCCAGCCGACAAGCGCGGCGATGCCAAGCGCACAAGCCGCAACGTGTCACAATACGGCATCCGCCACGGTAAGGCGTTTAAATGCCGCACTGTGGAAGGCGTCACCTTCATCACAAGGCTAGTTTGACATGATAGAAGTCACAGACGACATGGTGAAGCGCGCTGCGGCTGCCTTGCTTGCCGCGTATCTTCGCAACACGTTTCCGGCATGGGACAAGCGGAACGTAAGAGAGGCGCTTGAAGCGGCGCTAAAGGAGAGCAAATGATAAACGTAAGATACCGCCTAGACGCCAAGACGGGAAAGCCGCTGCGCCTATATCCAGACCTTGCCGTTGTCCTGAACGATGACGGCTCAACAGTGACAGAGCATTACGACGCAAACGGACGCATAACGCACACTAGCGCCAACGTAGCGCCATATCCAGCCGATGCGGCGCAAGCCATATGTCCGACGACCATACAACAGATGACAGCCAGACCAGTTACAAAGGGATAAAGCAAATGAACGATGACGAATTGCCCGACAGATACACCGAACGCGCAGCCGAAACATTGGCCTACCGCCTGATGGAATATCTTGAATTTCTTGGCGTGATAAACGCTGACCATGTAAGCTATCTGCGCTATCCACCCATTGACTTGATCGAAGACGCTGAGATGGCGTTGAAGGACGAATGATGAAATCTATGCACAGTCTCGACACGATGGAAGTAGGCGAGGCGCGCACCTTCGATACACCGACAGAGCGGGACAGAACCATGATTCGCCGTTCAGCAAGCAGACAACAGGTGCGAACAGACCGCCGCTACATGACGCGCTCTAAGGGTGACACGATGATAGTCACACGGCTGCGCTGACAGACAATAAAAAGCCCCCTGCGGAGTGAGGACGCAGGGGGCTTAAAAGGTCAGTGGAGTTTTACCGACCTTATCAGTATATCATTGCGTTTACGTTCGCGTCAACTCTTACCTATGTTTGGCATGAAACCCGACTTGGGCAAATCTTCCGCCAAGCGGCGCAAATCCGACTTGTTCCGCTTCTTCACGTCAGGCGCGACAAAGATGTGTTTCTTAGTCGAGTATTCAATCGACGCAATACGCCCCATGTCAACCCAGCCGGCTTCCTTCAGCGCGTGTAGGAGCGCCGCCTGTGGTATCTTCACCCCAGCAGGGACGTTGACCGCCAGCGCGTCACAGATGCGATGGAAAGGCCCACCGATGACGCCGTTAGCAAACACACCCGCCCTCTCGCGCATCATGTCCACAAGATAGCTTTCCGCTACGCTCATACCATGCTCGACCATGTTCAGCTTC